ATCTGTGCGGACAACCATTGCGATAGGCTGATGGTAGAAGCTCTGCGGTGGCGAGAACGGGCCCATGACCTGTTTGATCTGGCCGACGAGATGCAGGGAAAAGGTAAACGCGTAGAAAGGAGGTGAAATGACACGCAAACGATATCATCCTGTGTTCGCTGGAAAGACATCAGATGATGAGCCGATCGTCATCTATCGAGAAGACGAGGTTGAAGATCGTTATCACATTCAGCTCCCCAATGGTGAACTATGGGCGTTGAGTCCTGGGAGTGAATGGGTGACGTGGGAGGATCTCGAGGAGTCGCTCATCCATCTCACCATGGAATCTCCTCAATGGTCAGGAAGGGCTGTGGGATCGAAGAAAGACTTGGTAGAAGCAGAAAGGAGGTGATGTATGAAGATTCACCCTGAGCTGGCGCCTCATCAGAGGGATGCCATCAGAAAGATGACGGACGGTTGCATTCTCTGGGGCGGCGTGGGCTCGGGGAAGTCTCGAGCAGCGTTGGCGTACTACATGCTGACCGAGGCGCACGAGGACATCTACGTCATCACCACCGCCAAGAAGCGTGATTCGCTGGATTGGGAGAAGGAGGCAGTCAAGTTCGGTATCGGCAAGGAGCCCGACGCCACGTTGGCCGGTCTTCTGACCGTAGACAGCTGGAACAACATCGAGAAGTACATCGACGTCAAGAACGCCTTCTTCATCTTCGACGAGCAGCGCCTGGTGGGCTCGGGCAAGTGGTCGAAGTCGTTTCTGAAGATCGCCAAGAAGAACCGCTGGATCATGCTCTCCGCTACGCCTGGGGACACTTGGTTGGACTACATCCCGGTCTTCATCGCCAATGGGTTTTACCGCAACCGGACGGAGTTCAAGCGCGAGCACGTGATCTACGCGCCGTACCGAAACTACCCGGTCGTCGATCGCTACGTCAACGTCCAGCGTCTGGTGCGTCAGCGAAGCCAGATCCTGGTCCGCATGCCGTATCTGAAGGAGACGACCCGGCACCCGGTCAACGTGTGGGTGGAGTACAACGAAGTCGACATGTCTACGGCCGTAAATGACCGCTGGAACCCGTTTGAGAACAAGCCGATCCGAGACGTTTCGGACCTCTTTCACGTCATGCGGAAGATCGTCAACTCGGATCCCAGCCGTCTACGCGAGCTGTGGATACTGCAGGCCGAGCACCCCAAGCTGATCGTGTTCTACAACTTCGACTACGAGCTCGCGATGCTGCGCGCGCTAAAGACGCAGCGGGAGGAGCACCCCGATTTCGAGTTTGCCGAGTGGAATGGACATAAGCATGAGCCCATTCCCAAGACGGCTCAGTGGGTCTACGCCGTTCAGTACATCGCGGGTGCTGAGGGCTGGAATTGCACCGAAACGGACACCACGGTGTTCTGGAGCCTGACCTATTCGTACAAGTTGTGGGAGCAGGCGCATGGTCGAACGGACAGATTGGACACCCCGTTCAAGGATCTGTACTACTACACGATGCGCTCGAAGGCTCCGATTGACTGGGCGATTTGGAGGTCGCTGAAGAGTAAAAAGAGTTTCCAGACGGAGCATTTCGACATGACAAATGCGGAATTTGCGGAATTCTCTGTCAAAAATTCGCCATAATCGGGGGTCTATAAACTCTCTAGGATTACGTTCCCAGTATCTGTATATGTCATATATGGTCCTATATATCTATTGTACGCGCGAGACTCTAGATAATATACAGATACTGAAACGTGAAGTATAGAAAGTTTGTTCGCAAAAATATTTGGCAAGATACTGGCCTATTTGCGGGTTTATGGGCTGGATCTTCCCAAAATGCGGGATGAAAGGATTTTGATGCGCGATCTGAAGCTGTTGTTGGCCCTCTTGGATCATCTCCACAAGACTGGGGCGCTTTCCGTTCCACCCGAGGATCTGCTGGTGGCGGTTGACGAAGTAGTTGAACGCTTCGGCGATACTGAATAGGAGAAACGTGCGTAAAGGAGCCAGAAAACTGAAGAGCGTACCCACGCCAAATCCCAAATCGGTCGATGATGAGCTTGCCGAGCATCTAAAACAAGCGGAGCATCACCTCATAGAGGCCATAAACCTCTTCTCCCGGCCTCGGAGACCCATTAGGGAGGTTAGGTACCTAAAACGCCTCACAGGGGCTCAGGAGACGATTACGGCCCTTTATAGAGAAGAGCTGGTGCGAATTCGTGGTCCACTGCGATCCAAGAGAGGTAAAAAAGGATAATGGAGAGCTTCGAGCCCGAAACCTCCGAAGAGCTGATGTTGAAGACGATGATCCGAATTGAGCTCGATCTGGAACGGGTGGTCGCCGGTATTTACTCGTGTGCCGGGCTGCTGATGCTCATCGCGATCCTCATGCTTCTACGACTGATGATCGGAAGGTGAGATGGAAAAGTACTTCGTTGAGATCATTCGACGCGATGGTCTGGGACAGACGTCTGATGACTATCACGCTACGGTGACTCGGGAATCAGACAACAACCAACTGGTCTTCATCAGCCGATGGCGTTGGCTTCTGAAGTTGAGGACCAGACGTAGGCTACTCGAACGAGAGTTCAGGTACTACAAGAAGCGACGGAAGAAGCTGGACAAAGTCGATCAGTACATTCGATGAATAATCCAGAGAGAATCGAACGCGACAAGGAGTACTTGTACTTATTCAACCTTGAACAGGCACATACGGCCGCCCAGAAGGCATTGGACATTCTATATGACCGCGATGGCCCCAACCGAAGCCTGTTGTGCCGAATGCTGCTCGGTAGAGCACAAAGCATTCTCATCGGGCTGTACGTACAAGAACTACAAAGACAAAAGGAGAAGTAATGGCGGTGAACATCAAAAACGTCGAACATCGATTCTGGCGGACGGATCTACGTTTGGGGCGCAACATCTACGCATTGCTGTCCAACGATACCGAAACGCCGTCTGACAGTGACCCGCTCATCGGGGTGATGGAATCAACCGCGCTGGCCGAAGACGTGGTGAATGCACACAACGGATTGCTCGAGAGATACGGACGACGCTATTCCGAACGCATCGCAAGGGAGAAAGTAGAAAGTGAAAGAACATAGAGTAAACGTTATCGAAGAAAGATCTACCCACGGCTTTCCCGGTCGTTCGGATACAGTGCTTCTCTGTTCTTGTGGGTGGGAAGCACGCGTACTGCATGCACATGCATCCTCATCTGCGGTTGAGACGACGCTTATGTATCACCGCGTAGTGGCCATCGAAGAAGAACTCGGCATGAAATTCGAGCTTACGTTCGGAAGGAGAAAGCGTGATGTTCGAGAATGATTGGGTTCCAGTACCTGGCTTTCCAGGCTACAGCGTAAACCCCCTTGGGCAAGTTCGGAAGGACTCCACAAGTCGAGTTCTCCATACCAGGCTCAACCAATATGGCGTGCCTTATGTGGGGTTGATGCGTGAATGGCGACAGTGCATTCGCTCTCTTCCCCGCTTGGTTGCCACCGCATTTCTTCCGCCGCCTTCTGAGGTCTTCGATACACCGATCAACCTCGATGGCGACCGAACCAACTGTTCAGTCGACAACCTCATGTGGCGCCCACGCTGGTATGCGATCTACTATGTGAGCCAATTCAAGGATCGCTACGACAACCCGATAGAAGCGCCTGTGCGAGCATTGGATACCGATGAAGTATTCGATAATTCTCTGGACGCCGCGTGCCGTTACGGGCTTCTAGAAAGGGAAGTGGTGCTTTCTGTGCTCAACAAAACACCGACCTGGCCCACGTATCAGATGTTCGAACTCGCGAATTTGGCATAAGGGGGGCTTATTTTTTTTCAGATACTGGAACGCGTGAAATTCGCGGTATGTAATAGAAGGAGGGAACATATCCCTTTCTTTTTGCCCCCCTGAGAAGGGCTTTTCATGCCTTTTTCTTTTTGACCGAGAGAGGAGGATTTGTGCTACACGGAATTCAGAGGTTCATCATCGACTGGCTCACCTTCCCTCTGTGTGTGTTCCGAACGGATGACGATGGCTGAGAACAAGTATCAAGCGGGACTCATCAGGAGATTGAGAGCTCGATTTCCTGGTTGCGAAGTCCTCAAGAACGATCCAAACTACAGACAGGGTATTCTCGACCTCACTCTGTTTCACGGTCCGTGCTGGGCCATGCTGGAAGTAAAGGCGAGCGCTACCGCATCCGAGCGACCCAATCAGGCCTACTACGTCGAGCGACTCAACAACATGTCGTTCGCAGCGTTCATCTTTCCTGAGAACGAAGAGGAGGTGCTAACTGCGCTTCAGGAAGCATTCGCATCTCGAGGGTCAGCATGCGTTTCTCAGTCCTAGTTCCTACCACTGGATAAACTACGACGAAGAAAAACTCGCGTTCCGGTTCAAGACACTTCGTGCCTCATTGGAAGGTATAGAGCAACATCGCTATGCCGCTATTTGTATTGAGGAAGGAATCGTTCAAGATAATGAGAAGACAACGCTCGGTCTGTACATCAATCAGTGCATCCAGCACAAGATGTCACCTGAGGTCGTACTGTTCTATTCACCAAATGCGTTTGGCACGGTGGATGCTATTTCATACAGACATCGACGTCTACGGATCAGTGACCTCAAGACAGGTGTTTCGCGTACATCGGAACACCAGCTAGAGGTTTACACAGCACTCTTCTGTCTCGAGTATGAGATAGACCCGTTTTCCATGCGGGACATAGAACTCCGTATTTATCAGGATGGTGGTGTACGTGAGTACATTGCCGATCCATACTTCATCAAGGGGATCATGGACAAAATAGTGAAGTTTGATGGGATTCTCAACGAGCTTCGAGAGGAGGTGTCGTAGTGAAGGTTTCGGAAGAAGACTACCTTGCCCACTACGGCATTCTTCGGAAGTCGGGGCGCTATCCTTGGGGTTCGGGTGCAAACCCACTCCAGAGAAGTCGGACGTTTCTCGACATCCTCGAACAGCATCGCAAGGACGGACTTTCAGAGGCCAAAATCGCGGAGCTCTACTCGACGCCCGATCATCCGTTTACAACTACGGATCTGCGTGCAGCCAAGTCTCGTTCGGTGAACCTTCAGAAGCAGGATCAGATTCGTACTGCTCAGAGTCTTCAGGAAAAGGGTATGGGCGCGTCTGCGATTGCAAGGCAGATGGGCCTGAACGAATCTACTGTTCGCTCGCTTCTGGAGCCTGGACGTCAAGAGAAGTTGGACATTCTCCAGCAGACGTCAAACATGCTCAAGAAGGAAGTCGAAGAGAAGGGCTTCATCGATGTGGGCGCCCATGTCGAGCGAGATCTTCCTATCGGCGACAACCCCGATGTTCGTATCGGCATCAGCAAGGACAAGTTCAACACGGCCATCTCCATGCTCAAGGAAGAGGGCTATCAGGTACATCCGCTCAGGATTCGACAAGTTGGTACTGGAGAGTTTACCAACTACAAGGTTCTGGTAAAGCCCGGTGTGTCTCAGAGAGACGTCTTTCTCAATAGGGACAACATTCAACAGATCACGCAGAAGTCCGATGATGGTGGTCGGTCCTTCCACGCAGATCTGTTCAAGCCGCCGCTGAACATCTCTTCCAAGCGAGTTGACGTTCGCTATAAGGAAGATGGTGGCGCCGACGCGGATGGCGTGATCTACGTCCGTCCTGGTGTCAAAGACGTCTCGCTTGGCAAGTCTCACTACGCCCAAGTCCGTATTGGAATTGATGGAACGCACTTCCTCAAGGGCATGGCCATCTACAAAGATGACCTCCCTAAGGGTGTTGATCTTCAGTTCAATACGAACAAGTCCAGTACGGGCAACAAGCTAGACGCCATGAAGCCCCAGAAGACGGACAAGGACGGAAAGGTAGATCTTACCAATCCGTTTGGTGCGTTTCCCAAGCCTGGTGGTCAAATCAAGGACAAGGACGGAAACGTCACGTCCGCGATGAACAAGCTCAATGAAGAAGGAGATTGGGGAACTTGGTCGAGAACTCTCTCTCGGCAAGTTCTGTCAAAGCAGTCTCCTGATTTGGCTGAGTCGCAGTTGAATCTCACTCATGAGAGACGTCGTCTGGAATACGAGAAGATCAAGTCTCTGACGAATCCCGAAATCAAGAAGAAGCTTCTTGAGTCGTTCAGTGAGGATACGGATTCAGCTGCAGTCCATCTCAAGGCAGCGAACATGCCTCGTCAGGCAACCAAGGTCATTCTGCCTGTTGGGTCAATGAAGCCCACCGAAGTCTTCGCCCCCTCATTCAATAACGGAGAACGAGTTGTTCTCGTGCGTTTCCCGCATGCGGGTACGTTCGAGCTCCCTGAATTGACTGTCAATAACCGCAACCCAGAAGCACGTAAGTTGTTCGGTATTGGCAAGGGCGGAACGGCGCTCGATGCAATAGGTATCCATCCCAAGGTTGCCGAACGTCTGTCCGGCGCCGATTTCGATGGTGATTCTGTTGTGGTTGTCCCCAACAAGCACAAGCAGATCGAGACCACGCATCCGCTTGACGGGCTAAAGGGATTCGATCCGCAGAAGTATGCGGTGCCCAAGGGTCCGCCTACGGATAAGTATCCTGACGGTGTACCGATCATCACAGACGCTCGCAAGCAGACAGAGATGGGTAAAGTCACCAACCTGATCGCTGACATGACGATCAAGGGTGCCAACTCAGAAGAGCTTGCTCATGCCG